CTTAAACTCCACTAATAATGCAAGATTCTCAAATGATGGTAAGAAATTGTTGTATGATGGTGGCGGATCAATCACCATTAGGATGAAGGTCCGAGACAAGCAAAATGTATCTGGTCTTGCTATCACTGAGATCGAAGTGGGTGGCACAGTATGGGAGAGAGAATGGGAAAAGAAGTGGAATGCATCTGGTAAGAGTAGATTCCAGCGTCAACAATTTGAGCATGATAAGTATTTTGATCCAAATAATCCACCATTGTATGCCAGACAATACAAAGAAAGAAGTAGAGTAACAAAGACAATCAACGTAGGTGGCAGACCAAGAAGTGAGAGACGACCTGCCACAAATTCTCCTATAAAAAAGGTAGATGTTTTTGATACATTAACATCAATTGGAAAGGCAGATAGAAAACTTTGGAGAATCAACCCAGAGGCAGGAAAGGATGCTGATTTTGTAAACCGCTTCGGTGTGCTGCCTTTTGACATCACATCACCTGGAGCTCAGAGTGATGATTATGCGGGCACACACACCATGAGATGGTATGACTTAGATTTCCCTGTAGATGGAAACTATGATGTTGAGGTTGCTGTTGATGATAATGTAACTCTAAGATTCATTGATAGGGACGGCGCAGAAACTAGAATTGATAAGAGAGGATTTACTGCACCAGTTGAGAGAGGTGGAGTGTCAACTGGAAAATCAGTTGATGTCAAATTCTTTAAGGCAGGTAAGTATCAACTATTTGCAGATCTGTTCCAAAGAAGTGGAAAGAGATTAGCAAAAGGAAATCCAATGGTTCTTGCTGTAAGGGTAAGTGCATCATTTATCGAAAGAACAAGAGTCGTCAAGCAATCTTGGAATGAAAATCCAATGGGTGCAGCTGTTACGATTGACGCACCGCCTGTTCCTAAATTAGAACTTCCTGTTCCTAAAGCTCCAGGTCGCTGTCCTAACAATCCATTCTGGACCACCCGTTTCCCTGCAAGTGAGTATTGGTATCCAGTAGTGGTGCCTGGAAGATGGGGTAAGTTCCAAAACAAACATGCTATCTCTCCTCTGCCACCACTTGCTGCTCAAAGCACTGATGGTGGTGGAGTTGTTTATACCAACAATTGGGATCTTGATGTACCATATCCTGGATTCTTTGGATTGAGAGCAACTGTAGATAATGGTGGAAGAATTCTCATTGATGGAGTCGAAGTTCTCCGAGGTGGATATGGTTATGGTGGTAGAAGCGGTGAAATAACTGTTGATCATTTTAGAAACTCACCAAAGACAAAGAAGGTATTCATCGACCAAGGTAAGCATGTCATTACAGTCGAACTTAAAAATGAGGATACTGAAGAACAACAAGCATTTAAAAAGAACATCTTTCACACTGTTGATTGGGCAGTCGCACAATCATTTACTGCAGGAGAGTCGGAAAACGAAATCGTCTATGTAGAATTAAACAAAAGCAATAAAAAAATTAATGTATCAAATGATGGAAAAGAAATTAAATTAAAAGATGGTGATGGTAGTGACACCAATGCCCGATTCTCTATCGTAAGTGGTAATGCCAGATTCTCACCTGATGGTAAAAAAATTATTGGAAGTGGTAAATGCACAATACGATTGAGGTACGATGACAAAGTTAATGTTGCTGGAGAATCTGTCCGTAAGATTATAATTAATGGTGTTGTGTGGAATAAAGAACGAAAGACAAAGGGTAAAGATGAAAAGACTGTTGAGTTGCGTCCTGTATCTCAAGTAGTTACGGGAGCAGACGCACTTACTTCTGGTACAAAAAAAGATGGTGTTTCTTACGATGGACCAACACTCGCATCGTATCGTGGTGGATCTTTAGGACCATTTTTAACTCCAGCATTTTCTAATGATGCACAATATCTTGCTGAGTTCCAAGGCACAACGTGGAATATGAAATGGACTGGTGTAAATTTCCCTCGCCAAGGTAAGTACACGGTTGAAATTGAGGCGGATGATATTGCTAAACTTAGAATTAATGGTCAGGAAGTTGCCGAAGCAAGAGTTTTCCAAGGAGTAAAAATCTTTACTACTAACCAAACTGCAGGAAGAAAAACAGTTGAGATCGAATTGTTCAATCAAGGTGAAACCCCAGGACCTTTCTCAAGAAATCCAACAGTTGTTGCCGCGAAGATTGATTACAATGGAACTAGAGGCACAGGTAAGTCAAAGTCATGGGAAGATAACCCGATGGGTATCTCCGCAGAACTTATTCCACCTCCATGTCCTGTAGAGACAGGTGGTAAAGGAACTGTTACTGATGTTGTTGTGCTTGATCCTGGAAATGGATATCCACAACCACCACCAGGTCCAGCAGATCCAAATACTGGTTCATTCCCAGTATCACTGCAACTTGATTCAGTCACTGTTATAAATCCAGGTATCAATTACAATTGTGGTTCAGATATCATTGAAATCGAACCAAACAATGGTGCTGTTCTGACATATGAGTGTGATACCAATGGTAGAATTGATAGGGTAAACGTTGTCAATCCAGGATCAAACTTTACCACAACCCCAACAATTAGAATGGTGGCTGCTCCAGAGGATGTTGGAGGACAACCGGGACCAGCCACTTCAACTGGAGTAAATTTTGAGGCACGTCCTAACTTTAAGGTCGTTATTGACCCAGTTGATGTACCAGAGGAGGGATTACTTCAGGTTACAAACCTCCCAGGTATCAAGCAGACTGGTTATGTGAACGGTCGTGCATACTATGGTGCAGTCTACATAGAGGGTGGATTGAAATTTGCTGGATTCTTTGCTACAGTGGGAGAACCTGTACGAGTCTACGATACTCTACAGGAGAGCATCACTGGCGAAGTCACTACACCTCCATCTGCAATCCTCAGACAGGGCACTGACATCACTGCAAATGAACCCAGACTTGACATACCAGACACTCCAGATCAATTAATCTAATATGGCATTACCAGGTTACGGATCGAGAAATTCTAATACAGCGAAGAAAAACTATGATGCCATCGAATATGGTAACCGACATGGTGGGATTAGCTTTGGTAAAATCAACCAAAAAGGAAACACCACTAATGCAGTTTTGCTTGAGACACCTGATGCAAAACACTGCATGTATATGATCGAGGATGGTGATGAAAAAGGTAATTCGACGTTTTTAACACCAGCGAAATTCGGTATACAATGTGGAGAGTGGCCTGAGATTGATGATAGGGATGAGAAGTCTAAGAAAATTAGTTTCCAGGTTTCAGCAGACAATGGTGATATTGTACTGAAAGCAGAGAACGGCAAGATTATTTTAGACGCTGATAGCATTGAGTTCCATGCGACTGGTGAGGGTGAAACAAAAGGTGACATTGATATCAGAGCATCAAATAATATCAAACTTGAGTCTCCAAACTTGATTTGTGGGCATGGTCATACTAAAATGGTAACAACTGGTAAAATAGAAGTTTGTGCAAACTCCTGTTTAAATATCTACAGTTCCATCATTCGTGGAGTCACTGATGCAGTCGCGGTAAAAGACTCTAAAGTTGGTGGTAAAAACATTTGCAACAAGTTTAGCGAGGACAACGTATGAATTTCGATGATGTTAATATCGGTGGTCAACTTAAGATTGGCACTGGTGTCGTCCCTGCAATTAAAGAGGGTGATGAAAGAATCAATGGATCCATGTATGCAGAGGGACCTGTAGTTCTTGGTGGTGAATCTGAGTTTGGAAACCAAGATGCTACATTGATGATCTCTCGCATCGTCAATGATGACAAGGATTGTAAACCACCTAAAGATGATAAGTCTTTATTTGTAAAAGGTGATGTTCGCTTTGAGACTGATGGTAAAAATGAGTACGGACTCCATGTCGAGGGTGATTCGGTAATTAATGGTGATGGGCGCACACCAAATGCCCTGTATGTGGAAGGTGGTAGTCCAGATGCCGTATATGTTGTCGGTGATATGTATGTCACTGGTAAAGTTGATTGTGACAATAAGGGGAGATTAGCAGCCAGATTTTCATCAGCAGACGCTAGACCAAAACCATTTGACATCAAACACCCATCAAGAGAAGGATATCGTCTTCGCTATGCCTGTGTTGAGGGACCTGAAGTAGGTGTTTATCATAGAGGTCGTGTAAAGAATGAGAAGGTTATTATTCTCCCTAGTTATTGGAAAGATTTTGTTTACATTGACAGCATCTCTGTTCAGTTACAACCAATCGGTGCCCATCAGGATGTAATCATCAAACGATGGGATGACGAAAAGATTTATCTCCAGTCTAAAGGCGGTATGCCTATTGATTGTTTCTATCATGTATATGCCGAAAGAAATGATATTAATCCTTTGATTACTGAGTATAAGGGTGAAAGTTGTGAGGATTATCCAGATCCAAACCATCATAAAATTTCAGAAGACGAAAGGAACTACAAAGACCCTGAATACGCTACGGAGCAGAATATCAGAACGAAGTGAGAAAACTGATTTTTGTTGAGGAAAATTTTATTGATGAGGAAGAGTGCCAAAGGTTTATAAAACTCGCTAAAGAAAATCAAAACCCCATACCATATGGTGATGATAGTCGCGGTGGAGACACATATTTAACCACAGTAGAGTGGACAAATCAGGGTGCCATATATCTTGGTGGTGACGTTGATAGTGTGGTGCCATCATCGGAGGACGCAGTGATAAGCAGAGTAAATGAACTCTGTAAATCATTTGATAGTAATATAGATCTCGATTATGTGGGTGTGGTTCGTTGGCCTATCGGAACATTTATGAAACCACATGTGGACGACAATAACGTTCACAACCCTGATGTATTTGCTGCAATGTTATACCTGAATGATGACTTTAAAGGTGGTCACACATTGTTTGAACATTATGATATAAAACCAGAAGTTGGTAAACTCATCGTGTTCTCCAACTCTCAACTCCTTCACTATGTCAGCAAGGTGGAGGACAGTGAGAGATTCGTTCTGTCATTTTGGTATAAGAGGTTGACACCCCCTGCTGATTGACCTATAATATGCAGGTAATCAAACGAACCCCATGCAAGACGAGTTCCTCACACGATGCGTAGTTGACCCCGTTGGTCGCACCTTCCGTCTTATCTCAAGTGAAGGCGATGAGCGTATCGTGGATTGCGAAACCGTGGATCAATTCATGTCAGTCCTTGAGCTGGTGCGTGATACGTGCGATGAAGACGTGGTAGCGTACAAAAATCCTCTCTGAGGGAAAAATGACTTTTAATTCCAAAAAAGGCGGAAAAAAAATCCCGCCAAAAATTTACCCTGTAGGGTTTTATAACGAAATCTTGGAGTGTTACGACTATGAGACCCGAAACCCGACAATCTATGGAAATGTTATTCGCAGCGAAGTGGAATTTGCCAAAAGCAGCGAAGAACGCTGGTTTGACTAATAAGGAGATGAAAATCACCTTTAATGAATATTGCACATTTCACCCTCCTACCTGGAAGGAGTGATTTTTTGGGAGCGTGGCGGAATCGGTAGACGCACCAGACTTAAAATCTGTTAACCTTTTGGTTGTGGGGGTTCAAGTCCCCCCGCTCCTATCCTAAATACATTGGGGTACGCTATAGACCCATGAAATATCAAATACAGACAAAGTATTGTTGGTACGACAACAAGAAACAAATTGTCTTGATGTATTT